TGCGTTTCCACGTTTTGCAAGGTCTGGGTCTCTACCAGCAGATAGGTCAACCATTGCTTGGTAAAGAATCTCTTGTTGTGCAGCGTCGAATCCCATTGTTTTTAGGTTTGCACCAAGTGCACCCCGCTGGAATGACTCACGAACTTGTTGAGTGGTTGCTTTTCCTCCACCCATAACATTCATTAATTCTTTGGCAAGTTGTCCTGGAGTTTTTTCTTTTCCAGAAGCAGTACGTGTGTTGATTCCATACTGGTAAAGGTTTGCTCCCATAGGTCCTGATTGGAATCCAGCAATAGCCTGTGTTGCTACAGCGTTGTCCATACCTAAGTACTTATAGGCTCCACCAATTTGACCTGCAGCCTGTTGATAGTTTGCACTTCCTGGAGTGTATCCACGACCTGCAAGACCTGCTGCGACAATTGCATCAGAACCAACGCTAGAAATTCCTCCACCCATTGCACTAAAGGTGGCACGCTCTAATTGATTGCGGCTAATTCCTGGTGATTTTAATCCTGCTTGGTAGTAACCAAGGGCACGACCCATAGTTAATCCTAGGTCAGGAGTTGCAGCGTAGGCACCAGCAGGCAGTGCCAGAAACATCTTTGCAATACCACCGTACTTTTGAAGTTTTGCAAGGTTTGGATCTTCAGGTCCTTCTTGAGCAAAGGTTGTCTTGCTCTTAGAGATAGCGTTTCCTCCGCCAGCAGGAGACATACCTGTTGGAGCAGGAGGTTGTGTAAACCGTGCATTGTCTGTTCCTACGCCAGGGCGAGTAGAGCCCTGCATCAGTCCCATAGAACCGCCAGAAGAATTTATTGCGCCGCTTGCGTTTTTAAATGCCTTACCAGCAATTGCATTTAACTTCTCAATAGATTTATAAAGGGACTCGACCTCTTTATTTAAACCACGGGTCTCTGTAGTCAGCGACTTGATGTTAGCAACCATCTTGTTAGCCATGACTACCCCTTTCTACTGGTTTGGCTGGCTATCTCTAGCCAGTTGTCTCGTTCTCTAACTGACAAAGATTTGATCTCTGTCAGTGTCCATCCTCTGTACTCGTTAGTTAAGACCGACCATTCCGCAAGTAAATGCGTATATGGCGTGACGCTAGAAGCGAAACAAGGTCCCGAAATTAACGGGAACAGATACCTCACTTTCGCAGTCAGGGCATGTCACCTTGACCGCATCGAACTGAGGACCACATAGGCGCTTATTGATTGCCTCACTAATTGTGCGACGATCTAGAAGCCCTAAGTTCTGTACTTGCATCTTGCTTAATACTGGTGAGTCATCAATCTTCATTACTGTGTTCTCTAACATAACTGTTGTTAGTTCTGCCGATGTCTTGTCAGAGTTCATCAACATTTCTTTTTGAGTAATGCCTGTAGGAAGTTGCACAGTGAATGTGCGGTTCTTCCCTTGTACAGTAAAGACTCGATCATTAATTGGGTCCATCAGAGCCTTGACTGTGATGTCTGTATCAAGATCAACCTGTACTGTCTTCATCTCTTCGCAGCCTTCGCAGTATCCACCGATGTCAGCGGTCTTACCAAAGGTCGCTTTTAAAATTCCTAGTACCAGCATGTCTCTGTCTCCAGAGAGTAATTGATCTAGTAACTTCTCATCGGCTTTCTGATTGCCAACACGAACTGTTCCACGATGAAGAATTGTAAGGATTGCTTTACCGATGTTTGTAGTACGAGCAATCGCTTCCTCATCAGAGCCATTAAGTTCACGAACCTCGGCTTCTGTGATGATCTCCCCAGTGGCTGTTAAATAGCCACCAGGGAGAGTCACTACAGTGTCCGAAGGAGGTGTGATCTTTACTTCTTGCTGTACTGGCGTTTCAGCCAGTGCAGAGTTAATCAAGTTGTTTGCCAATGCGGGGTTAGCCGCTGCACTAATTGTTTTCGTCATGTTAGTCCTTTGTTAGAATGTAGGGGCTGGTGCTGTGTAGTTTCCTGCCCAGTTAACATCAAAGCCTTCATGCACGAGTGTCATCTGCTCTACGAATAGAGCGTTGTCACCTGCGTTGAGGTCTGAGTATGCAACTGAAGTAGGCCATGCGTTGTATACCTTAAAGCGCATTGCTACGTGATCGTTCGATGTTTCTGTTGTGTCGTTTGCGTTTGGTGATCCAGGGATTGGATGTGATAGCACAGCAATCTCTAGGTCGCAACGGAAGTTCTGGTCTACTGCACGAGTTGTGTTTCCAGCAGTTACTGTTGCGAACAAGTTACGCATCCAGTCCCAGTTTTGACGTGTTCCCAATAGGACACCACGTTGAAGTGTAAGAGGTGTGAAGGTTGTCTGACCAGGAATCTGGTGGACAGTGGTGTTGTAACCACCTTCACGGTAAGGGATAGAGTCAGTAGCAACCGACAATCCCGACACAGAGGTGAACCCAATTGTTGCTTCGGTTAATCCGATGCTGTTTTGAGCAAAGTCTCCGTGTGGTTGGAACGTAACTAGGAATCGAAAGTTACGTAATGGATCAGTCAATAGTGTTGACCGATTGTTAATTACTGCCATTTATTTTTCTCCTTCGCTTTAGTTCAGCGTCTTTTGGCTGAGGTCGATGACAATGAACTCTGCTGGGTATTGCAACGCAACACCAACCTGGATATGGACTTCGCCATTGGCGATTTGTTGTGCACTGTTGTTCTCAGCATCACACTTAACAAAGTAAGCCTGTGTTGGAGTTGTGCCACGTAGACCGCCCTGGTTCTTGTATTCGCCAAGGAAGTTATTGAGGACTGTGCGGATTTGTGCCCACAGTTTTTCCTCATTGTTTTCAAAGAGAGCGAACTCAGTGAGGTTCTTTAGGTTCTTGCGGATGTAGATAAGAGAGCGACGCATGTTGACATACTTGTTAGCAGTGCCATCTTGCTTCAATGTACGAGCACCCATAACAGAAAGACCAGCGCCAGGAATCTGACGGATTGGGTTTACTGGTGATGTGCTTGAGTTCATTGTGTCGAGTTCTGTAGATGAGAATGACTTCTCAACAGAGACGATGCCTTGGATTGCTGAACCGATACCTGCTGGAGCCTTGAAGACTCCACGGCTTGCATCAGTTGCAAGGTATAGACCTACTACAGCACCTGCTGATTCAATCTTGCGAAGTGCTCCTGCACCACGTCCTAGAGGATCAGCAATATAGACGTGTGGGTAGTAGACAGCAGCGTTGCTTGAGTCTGCAAGAGAACCAGCAAATGAGACTGCGTTTGCAACAGTAAGATCTGGATCGGTTCCAATAACAACAAACCCATTGTTTTCTTCAGCCCAAGAAGTTGCATCATCAAATACGCTCACTGATCCAGAGGCCAATGCATTTACATTTGGAAGAAAAAATACTAATGGACGATCTAATGAAGTAAAGCGTTCAAATACTGATGAGCCACCAGCCTTGTAGTTGGTGTAATCAGTTGAAGCGGTAGCAGTTCCATTTGAACCACTTGTTAGTGGGTAGGTTGCTAAAGTAATTGATGCACCCGCATATCCACCAGCAACAGATACTGAAATGTTCGGTGAAACAATGTTGATTACAGTTGGTGCGTAATCACTTGATGCTGAATCATCAAAGACAATATTTGAGTACTGTTCAAGAAGAATGTCATCAGTGATGTCACCTGCTACACCAGACTCTTTGTAAAGAGTAAGTGTGTAAGTTGAAGCAACTTCACCAGCAGTCAGAACAACACGGAGGTTGTTTCCATCTGTTCCAGCATTTTTAGAAGTAACAGTTGCAGCAGTTGCTCCGCCACCATCTGTTAAGTTTCTAGATGCTGCGACAGCGTTAGCAGCAAGTAGACGTTGAACATACAGTTCACGTCCACCATTAGCAAAGAATGAGCCAATTTGGAAGGTGGCTGGATAGGAAGCGTTGTAGCCTCCAAAGTACTTAGTAAATTCATACCAAGAGTTAACAAGCGTTACTGTTTCTGGGCCTTGTGCAAAAGGTGCAACAACTGCGCCAGCAGCATTTGCAGTAACTCCACTTGGGAGTACTGGTGGTAATAGGCGTTCACTGATGTAAACACCTGGGCGGCTATAAGCCATTTTTTCTCCTAACTAGTTTGGGGGAGGGACCTTATGGTGCCGATTGAGTGTACGAATCGATGGCAGTGAACTGAGAGCGATCTATGATCTGACTTCCAGTTGTACCTGTGACGTTAACTTGCAACACTTTGTACATCTGTTTGTATGTCTCAGCCGCAATCTCACTTGAGACACGGACTGTTATTGCATTTACGAATAATCTTCGTCCTTGCTCTGTAATGTCTCTCTTAGAGATATCCAGAACATCTAAGCGGCGAGTAGTGCCGAACACAGTGTTTGGTCCTGTATCTAGGACAGCAAACCTCAAGGGAAGTTTTGAGTAAAGTAATTGCGATAAAATTTGACGGTCATGACGTGGTTGACGAGAGTAAGAAGTAACTTGATAATCAATATTTACAGGTATTGGATAGTTAATTTCCCAGTCATGTTCATCAGTATCCCAAGCAGTGTTGGTTCCAATAACAGATGGATTAGTTAAGTACGCTGGCTTTACCTTGCCTCTCATGGCACGAGAAAAATCTTCGGCAATATCAATCATATCAATAGTGATATATGGATAGGACTGTGCTCTAATTTCTTGATCAGGTTGTCCAAACCAGACTCCTACCTTTCGGGTAGTTCCTGGAGTGGCAGTTCCACCTGATGCAACACTAGCAATATTGGCATTGGTCTTTTCATATTTAAAAGTAGTATCACTTGGTATTAAAGTAATGTTGTATGTGCCATTAAACGGAGTAGATGCTCCAGCAATAGTTACAGTATCGCCCACCTCAAACTCATGCGGTGTTGATGTTGTAATTGTAACTACGTTAGACAGCAATGCCTTGTTAGTAATTGTTTTAACGGTAGCAGAGGAAGCCTTTTGATCTGTTACTGTCATCTCCTTTAAGAGATTACGAAGTGCTTCATCTTCATCTAATAAGAATGTCATAGGTAGCCATCCATGTGGCGCATAGTACGAGCCATTAAGAACTTCTCAGCCTCATGCTGACGGTTATTAAAGCGGCGCATTGCAGCAGTTGGCTGTGTTTCAGGAGTTCCATACTCAAGATCTAAGATCTCTGCCTTGTGATCTGGGTTGCCATGAATAGTAAAGGCGCCATCAGAGTGACGAACATGCAGATTCCGCACAATCTTTTCAGGCCAACCAGATGCTCTAGCCTCTGATCGTAGATGAGCACCCATGTAGCGAGTGGTTTCCATACTGGCTTTGTTTAAAGATTCTCTGGCTTTTTTAAAGTAGGTCACTTCTTCTTCTTCGCTTTCGCTTTTGCGCCAACGTAGACAGCCCCTGCAAGATAGGCTGCGGTTGTACCTGCAATTAGCGATGCGATAGCGGGACGTTTTTCTTGA